GTACTTGCTGCTGCTGCTTTATAAGCTGCCGCAGACGCACTTACTGCTGTGCCAGAACTATTGGTATGTGCCGCATATCCCACAGACAAAGTTGTTGATGATCCCATAGCGTCATGCGCTAAAGAGCCTTCAAGCAATCTTGCATTATGGGGTAATGTAAACATCTCAATCACATCACCAGATGCTAATGAAGATGCTTCATATACGTCATGTGCAACCCTAATTCTGCCACCCATCTTATTTGATGGATTTTTAACAGTTGGAACTGCGCGAGTGTTGGTTCTACCAACGGAGTAAACTGTAGCCATAATCTATCTCCTTTACTCGTTGCAAGCAATTTCTACTACTTTTACTTCTTCTAGCCTTGTTGAGCCGAAAGAAGAACAGTAATAGACTTGCGTGGCATATGATTTATCAGAACGCTCATCAATCTTGGCTGTTGGTTCCTTACCCATTGCCAGCTTAACGCCATCTTGCGCCCATGCATAACAAAGACGGCTAGTGCCATCATCTGTTAGTCTGTTGCTGGTAATGAACTTGAATCCGACAAACGTATCAATGTCACCTTGAACAAGTGCTTTTACAGTATTAAAATCAGCGGATGTAACCGTTGTACTGTTAAGCAAATCTTCAATTTGTTCTGGCGATACAACAATGTATCTTTGAATGGATGGGTCAACAGATTGCGCGTCAAGCTTCTTTTTAGCTGTAACGAGTTTTGCAATTGTTAATCCAGCACTGCCATGAGCAATTTTTGATGCAGCTGGTAAGGCTGTCGATGTCGATCCAGTTGTTCCAGTATAGGATGTACCACCCATAGCTGCAATAATTACATCATCCATCGATCTGCCGATAGCGGCTGCTGCTGCTCTTGCATAGGTAGATTCTGGAGAAATTAACATTCTTAATTTATCCTGGTCATCTATCAAGTCAGCATACTCATAGTCGGTTAATGTTACCATACGCCTAGCGTGTGGTGTGTTCATAAGCGGAGTGTCGGCATGACGGCTAGTTCTTGCACTAGCTGAAGCTGATCCTACCTGCTCAAAAAACGCTTTGTCACCATTAACAGTTTCTGTATCAACGGCATCACGCAAAAGGGAACCCATCTGCTGTGATAGCATTTGTACATTAGAACTGTACTGCTGAACAAAAGCGGTGGTTATTTGTGTACTCATTGCACACCTCTCTTGTCATTTAAGTTTAAGGTTTGTTTGCGTCAGATTATCCTTGAAGGGTCTTTCTTGCTCATTAGGCAGAGCTATACCGCTGACTATACAGCTTGCAGTTGGGCCTTGCGGTTATCCAACCATATGCTCTCGTAGACTTAATGCTTCTTGAACATAAAAATTGTGCTGGGGATGCATACGATCCCAATACGGCGTATCTTTTGCCGTAATTTCCATTAGCTTTCTGTTGGCTTCTTCTGGTGTCATAATCATATCCTGTGGCTCACCAAGGATTTGATCTTCCCCCATTTGAGAAGCTAAATTAACAAATAAACGTACAACCGCTGGATGATCGCCTAAAAGCCTACCATCCGATAATTGCACTTCATCAAGCAAATCAAGGCTTCCCAATTGGTGAGCCGCATTCTTTGCTAGTTTCATTTTTTGCTCAAACGCCTTGCCGTATTCTTTTTCAAGTTCCGCTTTGCCTTCGGTGCGGATGGCTTCGGTTTGTTCTTCTTTAGCTGATATTTCTGTGCTGGCTCTTTCCGCAAAAGCTTTCGCCATATGTTCAGCTTGCTTTCCATTAAGACCAACACCATGAGCAATTTGCTTAAAATGCTCCAGATCAGGCTCCGAAAAGCCATCAATATCTTTAAAGGCATACTTATTAGGCGCATCAGGGCGGCCCAGCTTTTCATAAACATGATTCCATTCCTCATCCGTTGCAGATTTTCCTGGTAGCGATAATTTATCAGCTCCAATCATTTTCTGTGCATGAACATAAGATTTTGCCAAACCAGCTGCATCCGTAAAGTTTTTAAGGCTAGGCTCACCCCTTAAATCTTCTGGTAAGCTATCCATAAAACTAACTTCACTTGACACACTTGACTCAGCTGACACAGTTTCTGTGCTTGCTGGTGGAGATTCAGCCGTTGCTTCTGGCTGAGTTGTCTCAGTTTCACTCATCTTTTAATCCTTCAATTTGTTTCGGTTTCTTCTGTTCTTCCAGCATTTTCATTAAATGCAGAATGACAGATCGTTGCCCTTCAAAAAAAGCCGTGTCATAAGGATCGCCCTTTACATGGGTCGTATTATAAAACCCAAAGCAAACCTTGAGATGCTCCAGAACCATCTGTGCATCCTGCGTATCAAAAGTACGCCTGTAATTATTTTTTAGCTGATCTACGCTAATCTCACGAACATTTCTCATGCAGCTGAAGGTGTCTCTGTTTTCGCTGCTTCGGCTAGTGCTTTAATCATAGGTGCTGATTTTTGCATGGTTTCTGCTGATTGTGCTTGCTGTTGCTGTTCAGCCATTAATTGCGCCTGTTCAGCTTGCTCTTTTCTAATATTGGCAACCTCATCATCAGACCTGATAACCCTTGCTGGAATACCAGCTACATCAATTAAATACTTCACAAGACCATTTTCATCCAGATAATCCATAACAGGAGCGACTTCTGCTAACTGAAGCATGATTTCCAAACCACGCATCATAGATTGCAAATCGGTCATCTTCTGTGCTTTGGCTAATGGCGATACATATTCAATATCAATATCCTGACCCTGTAAGCTTTCTGGCGGAACAGGTAATTCACCATTTCTTAGCATTAATTTAAAGCTACGCTGGATTAAAGGCTGTAGCAATTCGCTTTGCAAACGGCCCATTACTGGCCCAAGTAGCCGCATTTTTTCTTCGTTTCGCTGCAAAACTTCTGTCGCTGTCATACTCGGACTTTCATTAAGTTGCAGCTGATCGACATAAAAAGCAGAGCGAATAGCATTTCTGCGTTGTTCTTCCATATTCAACCCAATGGGATTCTGCGCTCCAGCCTGTAAAGGCTCAAGGCGATCCCTGGTTCCTGTCCGATAGAAATTCAATGCGCCTGGTGTAGTACGCACAGGGAGAAGAAAACCATCGTCAGGAACCATCAAGGGCGGATCAAGCTGTTTTTGTGCGGATCGTATGCTCACCTCGGACATACGATTTACCATTTTTACATCACTCAAACAGCTCATTCCAGGGGAACGACCATAATTACCAGTGGAATCCTTATTAAACCGAGGAACACAGAAAGGAAATTCATCAAATCCACCCTGTCCTAATAAGGTTTTTGTTTCCTTATGATAATAAATTGAAATAATTGGCTTGTTAAAAACAGAGCTTTGCCCTTCATTTGGATAAACCGCATGGACAATTTCATGCTCATTATATGGGTTTTTCTCTAAATCTTTCTCAACACGATCAGGTAAAGTCACGCCTTCAAAACGCTGGGCAATCTGCCTGGCTGTCATTTCAAAACAACGATAAACGGTATCAATGCGATCTTCTGCATTGGCAGCAATGGTAATTTCACCAATGTTTCTTGCTGAAAATCTTAATCCATTAGGATCATATTCAATAAATAAACAGCCTGTGCCAAAAACCACCAGATCATAATAAAGCTCATGGATTTCCTGTTGAAAGTTAGAACGCTGTAAAGCCTTGTTTAATAAATCAACACACCCTTCCAGCCATTCATTCGCTTCATCATCCTGTTCTAAATCCAAATCACGATACCGCATGGAAAACCAGGGGTTTGCTGGACTTGTCAACATGCCATGCAAACTGCTGGCTAGTAACTCGACAGAATGAATCCCTGTTGAATCATAAATTAATTCTGTCCTTTTATCGCCTTGCGTTCTTTTCTTGGTAATATCAGCTTTTCTTGGCAATAAGTAATCAGCTAAATCCTGCCAATGCTTTTCCCAATTCGATCTTTGAGCCAAAAGCTTTTCATACCTTCGGTTTAACTGATCTACCATTTTATTTGGCATTGCCATTATGCTTTTCCTATCATTGATTGCCGATTGCGCTTCATGCCAGCCATGCTTTTCCCTTGTGATTTACCAGCCATACGCTGTTGTAATCGCTCCAAAGGATTAATATTCATTGAAAAACGCATGTTTTCCATTGGCTGTGCCGATAACGCACCCATCATTCCAGCCATGTTCTTTTTCTTTTTGCCGTACATTAGGCAGACGCAATCAAGGATCGTGACGGCCTTAACCCTTCTGTATTTGTGGTAAGAAGTCCTTGTGCGGAAGTCTTAATCGTACCGCTTTTCTTACCCTTCTTTTTATCCTTTTGTGCATCTTGTTCAGCTTCTGATCGCTCTCGACCAGCCGCTTCTGCTGATACCGTTGTATCGGCTAACTGCGTAACTGTTTGCTGTGCTGTTTGAACAGGCGTTGCTGGTGGTGGAGCTGTTGTTGTTTCTTCTGGCTCTACCACTTCTGTCACAACCGATTTTTTTGCCTTTTTATTTGCTGCATCACGATCATCACGCCTTTGCTCTCCTTCAGACTTATAAGTAGCCCAGGACATATCAGCCTGTACTTTTGGCTTATCTTTATTTTTCCCTTCGGTTTCTTTCAAAACATTGCCAGCACTATCCCTTTGATATGACCAGCCTGTATCTCT